CCCCGCCATGAAAATGACCAAGCTGGGCAAAGCCCTGTTTGTTTCGCTTCGCGGCCTGTCCCCGAAAATCGCCCAGGACTCGGCCTTGCCGGCTCTGGTGGGGGAGGCTGAGAAGAAAACCTTTAAGAAGGCTGCCGCACTGAAAGGCTTGCTCGCCATGGACTCCGAGATCGACGCTGAGAAGGCCGACGAGATCATCGACGCCGTGATCGGTGTTGAGGAGTCCCCGGAAGCTGTCGAGCTTGATCGCGAGCTGGGCCAGGACGAACCCGACCTGATGGGCTTCCTGGCTGGCAAGCTGTCGCCGGAAGATCTGGAAGCTGTCAAAGGCATGATGAACCCAGCCAAAGATGCCGAGCCCGGCATGAAGCCGGAAGCCGTCGAAGAGAAGGTGACCGCCGCCATGGACTCCATGCGCGTCGAGTTCCGTCAGCTGGAGCAGGCTAAAGTCGATGTCCGCGCCGTTGTCGGTGATGTGATCGGCATGGACAGCGCCGAGGAAGTATATCGCTTCGCCCTGGGCAAGATGGGTCACGACCACAAAGACATGCCAGCCGCTGGCCTGCGCACCATGTTCAACGCAGTGAAGGACGTCAAGGCTTCCCGCCCAGCGCCCCGCATTGCTGAGGATTCCGCCGCCACTGTGCAGCAATTCAATCTTGGCCGCTTCGGCCAGGCATAAGGAGCCTACACCATGGGTTTTCAAACTACCGTAAACCTCCAGCAGGCTCCCGCAGTCGCTGGTGACTTTGCCACTGCCAACCCCCGCGCCTCCTTCCCGGCTGGCGAGGGCCAATATGTTGCCGCCGCTGCCGGTGTAACCGTTGGCCGATTCGCCTGGATCGATGCCACCACCGGCCTGGTGTCCAACACCGGCACCGGTAAGCCCGATGGCTTCATCCACCGCGAACAGCAGGCGCTGATCTCCGTCTACCTGGCCGAAACCAGTAATGTCGTGCCGCAGGGCTTCCCTGTGACCGTCATGCGCACTGGCGACTACTGGGCAACCGCTACCGTGGGCGCCGCAGTGAAAGGCAACAAGGTGTTTGCCAAGCTGTCTGACGGTACCGTGCAAGCTGGTGCTGCTGGCGCAACCATCGCCGGTTTCATCGAGACCGATTTCGTTATCACTCAAGGCTGTGCTCTGAACGAGCTGGCTGTGATCACCCTGTAAGGAGCGGCAACCATGATTATCGACTTCAAAGAACTGGAGCGCCGCGCCGGTATCCACTTCATGGGCCAGCAGCCCATGGCAATGGATAACACGCTGAGCTACGATTTCAACCTCGCCATGGACGCCCAGCCCGGCCTGGTCACTGTCAGCAACTCCGGCATCCCGGCGTTTCTGACCACCTACATCGATCCGAAAATGATCGAGGTGCTGGTTGCTCCGATAAAGGCGGCCGAGGCTGTAGGTTCCGAGGTCAAGAAAGGCGACTGGATCACTGAAACTGCGATGTTCCCTGTCGTGGAATCCACCGGTCAAACTGCGGCATATGGTGACTACAGCAACTCCGGCTCCACCGGCGTGAACACCAACTTCCCGCAGCGTCAGAGCTTCCACTATCAGACCGTTTCCCAGTGGGGCGAGAAGGAGCTGGAACGCGCAGGCGCCGCCCGTATCGACTGGGCAAGCCGTGTTGGGATCGCCTCCGTGCTGACCCTGAACAAGTTCCAGAACAAGGCCTACCTCTTCGGTGTGGCTGGTTTGCAGAACTACGGCATGCTGAACGATCCCGCGCTGCCCGCCAACCTGACCCCTGGCACCAAGGCGGCAGGCGGCACCACCTGGTCAACCGTTGCCGGCAAGCCCAACGCAACCGCTCTGGAAGTGCTGGCAGATATCCAGGCTATGTTCTGGAATCTGCAAGTTCGCCTGAATGGCAACGTGGACACCGACAGCAAGATGACGCTGATCTCCTCCCCGTCCGCTGCCGTAGCCAAGACCTTCGTGAACGAGTTCGGCCTGAACGTTGAGGACTACCTCAAGCAGGCGTACCCGAACCTGACATGGAAAACCGTGCCGGAGTACAAGACCGGTTCCGGCGAGCAGATCCAGCTGGTTGTTGACGAGATCGAGGGTCAGCGCACTTGGGATTGCTGCTTCACTGAGAAAATGCGCGCCCACCCTGTGGTTGTCGAGATGTCCGCCTTCAAGCAGAAGAAGTCGCAGGGCACCTGGGGTACAGTCCTGTACCGCCCTGCCGCCGTGCAGGGGATGCTCGGCGTTTGATGCTGTGCTAAGATGGGGGCGAAAGCCCCCTCTTTTGTTGGAGTTGATGATGATGAGTGACGAAGTGAAAAAGGTGCGCATTGCTACGGTTGAAGTGAAAGTGTCTGAACTCGATGAGTTCAAGGGTCTGATTAAGGCTCTCGGTGAAAACCTTGGCGCGCTACCAAAAGATGTGAAGGTGGCACTCAAGGAACTTATGCCGGATCTGGTTGTCGATGAAGGTGAATCCATTATTGGGTCTATTGCTTATCTCAACAGCGGTAGCTGCGCAATGACAGTCACCGGCATTATGGAAGATGACCGCCTTGAGCTGACATACTTCAAAGATGCTGGAGTGGTTGCTGAGCCGATTTTTGTTCCCTATCAATGCGTGTGTTTGGCTGAGTGATGGGCACCGCAATCCAACCCAAATTCAACCCTGGCGACGTGGTGCGCCTAAAGTCTGGCTCACCGAGCATGACCGTGGAGCAGGTGTCAGGCAAGCAAGCCTCATGCTCCTGGTTTGTTGACCAGCTCCCGCACCACGAAACATTCAATGATGACGCGCTGACGATTGACGAAAAAGGATCCAAACAATGAGCAAAGTTACTGTGGGTTGCCGCCTGCCTACCGGAATTATTCTGCGACTGGCAGATGACCAGGGCAATGAGAAGCAGGTTGAGCTGAAAGGCCAAAACGCCGACATGAACGGCGCGATCTTCATCCAGCCGACCCACTGCGGATACACCGAAGTGGACAAGGAATTCTGGGATGCGTGGGTTGCCAAGAATTCCGAATTCCCCGCCGTCGCCAATGGTGCGATCTTCGCCGAGACCACCGAGTCCAAAACCCGGGCCGCTGCCAAAGAGCGGGTGAAGGAAAAGACCGGCCTTGAGGGCGTTTCGACTGATGGCAATGGTGTGAAGAAGGTAGAGGACTAACCCATGGCGGCCGTCGTCTTTGACCAGGCCGCCTTCAAGGCGGCTTATCCTGAGTTCAGCGCGGTGCCAGATGCCACGCTGAATGGTTACTTCGTTCGGTCGCAACTGTTCCTAGCCAACAAGGATTGCCCAGTACCGGACGAGGATAAGCGCCTGCTGCTGTTCTGGCTCCTGGTGGCGCACATCGCCCAGCTGGCTGGGGCACTGAACCCAGGCGGGATCCCTGGCCCTGTAGGGCGCACATCCAGCGCCACCGAGGGCAGTGTCAGCGTCTCGCTTGAGTTCAACGCCACCATGGGGGCTGAATGGTGGAATCAGTCTAGTTACGGCGCAACTTTTTGGGCTGCAACGGCATACTTGAGATCTTTTAGGTACATACCAAGGCCGACCAGGTGGTAATAGCAGACATAAAACGGGGTTAGTGTTATCCTGATGAAAATCAGGAGGTGCGACATGACTTGCGGAATATATGCAATAACAGCAATGGTAGATGGGCGAATTGATAAGGTGTATGTAGGGCAATCTGTAAGCATAAAGGAGCGGTGGATAAACCACAGGTGGAAGCTAAGGAAGGGCATTTCCACCAATCCAATTATGCAGAACGTGTTTAATAAGTATGGGGAAGATTGCCTTTCTTTCACTATTTTAGAAGAGTGCGAAAGGGACAAAAAGACCCTGGCAGAAAGAGAGATGCATCACTTTACCATCTTGAGTGGCATTTACGGTGATGGGGCTATGATGAACATTTTTAAGAATGAAATGACATCAAGGCTTGGCACTCCTCATAGTGAGGAGACAAAAAGAAAGATAAGCCTCGCCAACCAAGGCCCAAGGAGTGATAAGCAGATTGCTGCGGATCGCAAACTTGCTACGTGCAACATAGGAAGAAAGCTATCGCCAGAATCCATAGCCAAAAGAACCGCCAAGCAGACAGGCATTAAGCGCAGCGAAGAGACAAAGAGAAGGATGCGCGAGGCCATGAAAAATAGGCCGTCGATGAGCGAAGAGACCAAGCGAAAGATCTCTGAGACAAAAAAGGCCAAGGGTCAGAAGCCAAGCTCAGAGCATATGGAAAAACTCCGGCAGCTTGCCGTTGGAAGGCCAATGAGTGAAAAGAATAAAGCGGCATTGATTGCAGCCAAGATTGGAACCAAAAAACCTCCAGAAGAATCTGAGCGACGCAATGCTACTAGGCGGGCCAATGCAAAACTGAGAGGTAAGGAGTGGTAATGGCAACCCTAACCGGCGGTGACAAACTGGCCAAGATACTGGCTGATATTGGCGGCAAGGCGCAAGGCTCCGTCGATGTCGGCTTCATGTCTGGAGCAACCTATCCGGATGGCACGCCTGTTGCTCAGGTGGCGTTCTGGAATGAGTTTGGACACGGCGGGCGCTTCCCCGCCCCTCCTCGCCCATTCTTCCGTAACATGGTCAACGAGAAATCGAGTGAATGGCCAAAGCGACTTGGCGACGCGATCAAGTATTACGAAGGTGATGGACGCAAGGCGCTTGCCGGGATGGGTGAGGCGATCAGTGATGATCTGGCCGAAAGCATTATCAACACCAACGAGCCAGCATTGTCCAAAACCACTCTGATGTTGCGCTCCATCTATGGCAATAACCCACAAGAGATCCGAGCGCGTGACGTACTGGCAGCGCAAGAGCTTGTAGAGGAAGGGTTTCAAGGTGCTGGCGGCAGCCAGGCCAAGCCCCTGGTATGGACTGGGCACATGCTCAACAGCATCACTTACGAGGTGAAGGAATGAACCTGCGAGCCATAGCCAACTCGGCAACGCAATCCATCAATCCCAACACGCCGGTGACTGTGAAAGTATCCAGCGGTTACACCATAGACCCGGCCACCCGCCGCCAAGTGCCCGCCTACACCGTCGAGACGGGGCAAGCAAATATCCAGGCACTGGACGGCAAAGACCTCAAGCAGCTGGATGGGCTAAACATTCAGGGCACCATCCGTGCCGCCTACCTGTACGGCAACCTGGCCGGGGTAGTTCGCCCAGACAGCAAGGGTGGCGATCTGGTCGAGTTCAACAACCAGAGCTGGCTGGTGGTCAAGGTGCTGGAGACCTGGCCGGACTGGTGCAAAGTGGCTATCGTTTACCAGGGAGCCGCAGCATGAGCGCCATGCCTAACATCACTATCGACAACGTGATCGCCGCGCTGGCGGATTTTCTGGACCCGCTGATGCCAGCCGGGACGCAGATAGTCCGCGCCCAAACAAACAGAGTGGCTATGCCTGAGCCGCCGTGCATTGTGCTGACTGAGATGGGGCAATATGACCTCGCCACCACTCGCAACACCTACGACATGATGACTGGCGCAGACTTCCAGCGGTCAACCCGCATTGATATCCAGATCGACTTCTACGACGGCCAGGCTGGCGAGATGTGCAACACAGCCAAGACCCTGCTGCGCAGCTCCTACGGCCCGGACAACTTCCCGGACAACATCAAGCCGCTGTACTGCTCTGACGGCATTCAGGCCCCGCTCATTACCGGCGAGGAGCAGTACGAGGCCCGTTGGACGATAACAGCCTCGATGCAGTACAATCCTGTCATCAACGTGGCTGCCGAGCAGTTCGACACCGTTGGTGAAACATCGGTGATCGCAGCCGATTTACTCAACCCCGTGTAAGGAGCAGGCGATGCCTATCCCCGTAAGTCAAATTGTGACGGTCAATCCCGCAGTAGTGGGGACAGGCGGCAACCCGCTTTCTCTCAACGCTGTGTTTTTGGATGATGACCTGACCACCCCCGTGTCCAGCTTGCTGAGCTTCCCCGGTCTGGATAGCGTCGGCGAATATTACGGGTTCAACTCCGCCCAGTATTCGCTGGCCGGGTTCTACTTCAACGGCCCGGACAACAGCTTCAAAAAGCCCGGCACCCTGTTCTTTGGTGGTTATGCAGCCGCAGCTCGCGCCGCCTGGCTTCGTGGACAAGTGCTGGCGCTCACCCTGGAGCAGATCAAGGCCATCGCCGGCACACTGACGGTGACTATCGACGGCACAGCCTTCACTGATGCCAGTGTCGATCTGTCCACTGCTACCAGCTTCACCCATGCCGCCACACTACTGACCACCGGCTTGGCGCTGACCGGCTCCGCCGCTGTGACTTGGGACGCCACCGCATCCCGCTTTGTTGTCACCTCCGGCACCACTGGCGCAACCTCAACCATCACCCAGGCAACCGGCACCGCCGCCGAGCCGCTGGGCTTGTCCGCTGGCATCCTGTCTCAGGGTGTGGATGCGGACACCCCCGCAACTGCCATGGCGCGAATCAAGGATCAGTCCTACAACTGGGCAACGTTCACCACCGTGTTCGAGTGCGACCTGACCGAGCATGAAGGTTTCGCTCAGTGGGCCAACACCCAGAACAAGGGCTATGCCTACATCGCGTGGGATAATGATGCCGGTTACAAGACCACCAACAATGCCTCTGTGCTCGGCTCCATCGTGGACGCTTTGAACTACGACGGCACTCTGGTGATCTACGGTGATGCCGAGCACGCCGCCGCCGCTTGCGGGTGGGCAGGTTCTATCGACTGGCAGGCCGTCAACGGCCGCAGCACCCTGGCATTCCGCCAGTTCTCTGGTCTGGAACCATCCATTTCCAGTCTGGCTGACGCCACCGCAGTGCTGTCCAATAATGCCAGCTACTACGGCGCTTATGTTGATCGTGGTGAGGGCAACGAATACAGCATCATGTACGATGGCCAGATGAACGGCTCCAGCTTCGAGTGGGCTGATTCCTTCATGGCCCAGCTGTACCTGAATGCCCAGCTTCGCCTGGCCATCTTCAGCGGCCTGCTGTCGGTAAACTCGGCCCCCTACAACGCGCTGGGTGACACTCTGCTGCGCTCATGGTGCCAAGATCCTATCACCGAGGCGCTGAACAACGGCAGCATTCGCACCGGCGTACTGCTCAGCAACTCGCAGAAAGCGACCATCGCCCAACAGGCCGGTTTGGATATCAGCTCCGATCTGCAAAGCAAGGGCTACTACCTGCAGATCCTGCCAGCAACCGCCCAAGTTCGAGGCCAGCGCAAGAGCCCGCCCGTTAAGCTGTGGTACATGGACGGCGGCAGCATTCAACAGATCACCCTGGCGTCTATCGCCGTACTTTAAGGAGAGACGACCATGGCTCGTACGATTACCAGCGCGGACAGCGTTTTCATCCTGAGTTCGGCAGACTTCGCGCTGGCTGCCACTCAGATCCAGGGCTACGCTGCCGACGCAGCGTTTGCCACTGACGAGGCGGACACGGCTGAGGTTGTGCTCGGGGTTGATGGCGTCATGTCTGCCGGCTGGGTGCCGCGCATGTATACCCAGACCATCACCCTGCAAGCGGACTCTGCCAGCATTGATCTCTTTGACGGTATCGTGCTGGCGCAGGATGCCAACCGCACCGTGTTTCGCCTTGGTGGGGTAATCACCCTGCCAGGCACCGAGCGGTCATACACGCTTACTCGCGGCGTGCTGAACCGGCACACCTCAATCCCGACCGCGCAGCGCACCTTGCAGCCCCGAACGTTCACGATCACGTGGGAAAGCATCTTGCCGACTCCACTGGTATAATCCCAAGGCGGCCAGATGGTCGCCTTGATTCTTTCTATGGCTAGCTCACTGCTGGCCAACAACTGACGATGAGATGAGACGATGAGACGCACCGAGACCGTAGAGATCACAGAAGGCCGCGACACTGGCAAGAAGTACCAGATCACCGAGATGTCAGCCGAGGCGGCGGAGTGGTGGGCATTCCGGGCGCTGCAAGCCGTAGCGTCCAGTAACGTAGATCTGAACCTGCAGGCGCCAATGCGTGAGCTTGCCGTGCAGGGCATCAAGGCGCTGGCCGGGGTGGCGCCGGATATGGCACGCCCACTGCTGGACGAAATGATGTCCTGTGTCCAGATCCTGGTTCCGGCTACCCAAAAGCCGCGCCCCTTGCTGGATGGTGACATCGAGGACGTAAAGACCCGCTTCATGCTGCGCAAGGCAGTGATGGAATTGCACCTGGGTTTTTCTACCGGTGGCGAAGAGCAGATCTAACAGTCGCCGAGCAGGCCGGAGGGTCAGGGGTCGAGATGGCCCCTTATTCAAATACCCCCGGCATCATCGCCACCCTGGTTTCAGCACGGCTCGCCACCCTCCACGAACTGCAGACGATTTATGGCCCATATGACGCCTATCGGATGCTTGAAATTCACCAGATTGACCAACTGAACACAGCCCGAGTGCGCGCCGCTGGCGTGGCAGGGTAGGAGGCCGCATGGCAACAGTGATTGATAGCCTGATCGTGACCCTGGGGCTGGATAACAAAGACTTCC